TTCTATTAAATTTTCTTTGTTCAAAAACTTTTTGATAAAATTATTAATATCAGATTGAGTTTCTTTAACACTATTAGGATCTTTAACATTAAACCTAAATCTTTTGTCTCCAACGTTGTATTCAAAACCTTTGAAATTATCGTTAAAAACTTTATTGGTCTCATTGTTAAAAGTATTAACCTGTTTTTCCATTACTTTTTTAGACTCTTCTGTTTCTTTGTTGTAACGATCGAAGAAATTAATTGCTTCTTGCTGCTCTTTTGTAAGCTTGCTTCCAGCTTTTATATCTTCGTAATATTTGGACTTTAGCCCGTCCAAGTGGCTTTTAGCGCTGGCAACTTGCTCTTTTAACGCTAATTTTTTTCTCTTTATTTCTTTATCATCGTGCTCATCTTCATCAAAAGAAAAATTGTCTTCCATTATGAATTCTATTTCATCTTCTGATAAATGAGGTTTTGTTTGTTTATAATACTCTCTAAGCAACGTATCATTATCTAAATCACTATAATCACGGTTTAACTTAACATAGTCATTTAGATCACCACCTGTTTCGTCCATAAAGTTTATTAATTTTTCAACACTTTCTGGTAGTGGTTTTCCTGTTTGCTCTGATTCAGTAATAGCTTCTTCAACTTGACTAGCCACTTCTTTAACTACTTCATCCGTAACTTCTTCTATTACTGGAGTTTTTTGTGCTTCTGCTTCCGGCTGTACTTCTTTTTGTTCTTGTGCGGGCTTGGCATCTTCAACGAGTTCAACCACTCTTGTGTCGTCAACGTTATTGTTTTCAACTTTTTCTGTAGTTTCACTTTTTTCTTCTTTTGTTTCTTTTGGTTTGCTTAAATCTATTTTAACAACATCATCTTGTTTTGCAAACTTTTTTGGTTGTTTTTTAATTTGTATTTTTTCGACTTTGTCGTCTACAATTGGTTTTTCAGGAGCCTTATCGACTACCTCTTCTTTTTTCTTTTTTGCCATAATATAATATAATAATAGTTAATAATTTTATCTAGGACCAAACGCACCAAAATTAAGTCCACCTAGTATATCATTACCAGAAGACTCAAAGTTTTTTGATGGTCCTTGATTTTGTCTTTGTTCAATCAATTCAGATTGTTGTGTTGCTTGTATTTTTGTTCTTTCGTCTTTACGATCTTCTTTTTCTTTTTCTTTACTTTTTTGTCCTTCTACCTCAAGGCCTTTTAGTTGCATATTAAACTGAAACTCTAACTCCATTAATTGTTTTTTAATTTCAGCCTCTTGATGTAGTTTTTGTATTTCAAGTTGATTTTTAGTTTGCTCTAAAGCCATTGTAGTTTGAGCCATAGTTTGTTGCTTTTGTATCTCTGACTCTGCAGCAACTTGTTGTGCTTGTGCTTGAGCTTGTGCTTGAGCTTGCATGTTTTGTTGTTGCATTTGTTGGTCTCGCTGTAATTTTTTTCTTCTACGTATTTTTAACAGCTGATTTGCTAACTTTATATTTTTAATCTCTCTAAGATCTATAGCGTCTTCTAGCTCTATGTTCTGTTGTGCTAATGCTACTTGTATATTATTTTCAAGCATTGCTTTTTCTTCTTCATCTGGAGCTAACTCAATAAATATACCAAAATCATAAAGATATATTTCAGATAATTCACTAAGTGTTGAAACGTTATGATAACCTAATGCTTGTACAAAAGCATCTGCAGTTGGCGAATATTCAACTATATCAGACACTCTTAATGATAGTGCTTCTGCAACTTCTCTAGTTAGATAAAGACCACCTTGTAAAACGTGCCTTGTAGCAGTGTTTGAATTAGCAGCCGCCATTTTTTGTACACCTACTAAAGCTTTAGGATCAGGTTGAGCAGCATCTCTAGCCTCATTTAAACCGGTTGTATCTCTAATCATTTGTAAGTAATAATTATAATTACCTATTAAGCTTTGTAATTTAGCACCACCACTACTGTTTTGTATTTCTTGTATTGGAACTCTAGCGGCGTTCATGTCTCCATCGCTAGTATAAGATCTTCCTATAATACTACCAGTTTGAAAAAACATGTTTAAAGCTTCTTGTGGATTATAATTAGTACCGTTACCTAAGTCTATTTCAGCCAAACCATCAGCATCTAAATAAACACCATCAGGCGTAATACGAGACATAACTTGTTGTATTTTTAAATGTGTCAATTGTATCATATCAGCAAACCCAGTTATCCTGCTAACTATCGATTCAATTTTACCTTCATACATTCTAGGTGCACATATTGCATAGTTCATTTTAACCTTGCTAAAATTACTTTTTGAACGTATCATGTTTTTAGCTATTTCCCATCTTATAAGTTGATCAGTACCTAATATTAAAGCACCGTCATATAAAACTTCTATTGATCTAGATTTTTTACTAAACTTATCGTCTTTTGGTGGATTAAACCTATCATCTTTTACTATAGCTTTTTCTGCTCCACTAGCTGTTTGTTTCATTTTATAAACCTCATTCATAAAGGTTTTATAATTAAAATACAACACTTGTACTTTGTTGTTATCTTTATTTCTATTTCTATTTGTATGTGTGTTGTATCTACTAGTTTTTTGATTATTATACTTAACAGCTTCTTTTAAATCTTCATTTTTTAAATGTGGAAACTCTTTCATTAACTCATTTACTGGTATACTTTTTATTTCACCTACATAATATATATCATCAAAATAAGGAGAGTCTGTATAAGAATAAACTAAATTAGCGGGATCAACATATTCTACTTTTACACCGTCAGAAGTATTAAAAGAAGTTTTAACAGCGCCTATACCTAAAACTGTTAAATCGTAAAAAAACCGTTTTTTTATCAACTCGTATTTACTAGCTTCAAGTAAAGTGTTTATAGCTTGCTCTGAAGCTATTTCAATAGCTTGTTTATAAGTTAACTGCATGTGAAGATCTAACTCTTCTTGAGTTTCAGGAAGTAATTCTGGTGGATTGTTAAATAGATTCATACCAAAATTTTCTTGAACAAAGTTTTTTAATTCTTTACTTCTCATGTCTTCCATGATAGCATTCATATACTCTGTTCTTTTTGCAACACCGTTTGGATCTTGCGAATAAGCTTTTACATCATAAGCTCTATTAGACATACCATTAACAACTATGTCAACAAATTTTGGTATTATTGGAACTGGTTTCCAATCTAAATTAAGATATGATAAATCACCATTTATAGATAACTCATCTTTGTATTTTTGTATACTTTGTTCTCCTCTAGCGTATAGTCTTAAATTATGAAAATTCTGTCTATTATAAATATATCTATTAGAATAATTATCTTTATGAAACCACTCGTCTTCAATAGCTTTAGCTATTTTCAGACCGTACTCATAACTTAATTTTTCTATGTCGCTAACTACTTGACTTGGAAACTCCCTCATATTATTCTTTTATTATCTTTGAAACACTACCTCTATTAGAATATTTAGCAATGTTTATATTTAATTTTGGTTTTTCAACTAAAGCGTTTGGTTTGTATAAATGTCTGTTACAAGCCATAATCGCTAGACCAGAACTAATAGTAGCATCAAACTTAGTTCTTTTTGTTATATCAAATCTACCCCAATCATTCAACGTTTTGTTAAAATATATATTTCCATAGTTACCATCACCTAAATGACCAACATGGTTTTGTATATACATTTCTATAGCTGCAGCGTGAGCTTGTTTAATATCTTCACTAGAGTTTGGTATACCACCTATTTCTTTTTCTGCAACTGATAATTTATTCCAAATTTTATCAGGCCTGTTCATACTGTAACCTCTATAACCTCTTCTTCTTAAATGGTAAAGTAATCTAGGTTTATTGTTCTCTGCTAATATTGGCATGCCATAAAACACTAAAGCCATTAAAACATCTTCAAAAAATATTTCAGCAGTTTGTGGTCTAGCTATATATTCTAAGAAAAAGTGATTAGGCGGTGAGTCTTCCATGCTAAATTTTGTTAATCCATGTAACGCTCCATTAGAGCCTCTACCATCTACAGTACCTGATATATCATAACTATCGCAACCAAACGCACCCATATGTTCGTTTGCTGGATATTTTATTCCATTTTTAACTACAATTTTATTTTGCAAATTAACAGGTGGAATCCAACTAATATTAAATCTACCTTTTTGATCTGGATAAAATATAACCTGCGTGTCTTTTACGCCGTTTACCCATTGAAAGTTACCAGTAGAAAACTTAGCAGAACTGTTTATACCTTCGTTGTAATCTATTTGCTCGTATATTTTTACTAAATTAAAAACACTGTTTACAGCTTCATCTCTAAAAGCGTGCTCTTCTGTTCTTGGAAATTGCCTGTAAAACTCATTTAAAGCATCGTGATCTTGTTTTAATCCTTCTGCTTCGTTTTCCCAGTGTTCTATAATACCAATATCTATCAGTTCACCATCTGGATCGAAGACATCTGTGTCAGGGTTATCAAATACTGGATGTCCGTATTCATCAATAAATCCTTCGTAGTTCCATTCCATTGGGATAAACAAAGAGTATAAACCAGATTTTGTCTGGCCATTTCTATTTCTTTGTGTGACATCCGAAGCGTTATATAATTTTTTAAAATTGTCTCCACCTTTGTCTAATGCGTTTGAAGTCGAGCCCATCATACATTTACCAACTATTCTACTACCAAGCCGTAAACATGTTTTTGTAACTCTCCAGTTATTTAATATGTTATCAGGTCTTTCCCATTTACCGCTTTCATCGTGAACTAACAAGTTTAGTTTTTCACCATCATAACTATTATCACCAGTGTTTTTCCAGTCTATAGTGGTATCTAAACCTTGTATATCTTCAATTTGTTCGTTTGCAGTTATCTTTTTTCTTGTAAACTTGCTAGCTGGTACCCTATAAGCTAGTTCTGTTTTTGGCCTATCCATACCATCTTGTATTGGTTTAAAGAAAAACGGATAATTTATACTAATAGGTACAACTTTGTCTGTAAACATTTTTTTAGCATCAGCACCTGTTTTAGACAATATCCCATATCTACTATCACTTGAAATAGTGGCTAAATTAACTGTTTCAGCAGATGACATAAAAGAAAAACCAGAACGACGGTTTTTTAAATAACACATACCATAGCATCTTTTATCAGCTTTACACGCTTCCCAAAATATATAAAACAACCTATTTGCCTCTCTATAGTTTGGTGCGCCTACGTCTATTTTGCTCCACTGTAAGTACATATAGTGTGTACCTGTTATCCAAGTTGGTTTATTATTATTTATAAACCAAAAGCCTTCGTCTCTTCTTTTAAACTCTTCATCTATATAATCAAACCACTGTTCTTTGTTTTCTTCTGGGTAACTTCTCCAATCAAATATATTTTTAATCCTTTGTAATTCTTTTGGATATTCTTGTTTTACCCATTTATTATCTGGATGTTTATATATTTCTTTAGGTGGTTTAGGTAGCGCTATAACTAAATTTTGTATTTCTATAATCTCACCTATAACACCATTTTTAGATAATACTATTAAGTCATGCTCTTTATCATAACCGTACTTCCACTTCTTACCACGGTTCATTCTAGTAATAGTAGTTTTTTTTACCGGCTCTACCGTTTTAACTAAACTTTGCTCGTACATTATTTAGATCTGCCTTCTGCGAATCCTTTAAAGACTTTTTCCTTTGTCTCTTTAGGTGCTTTGCCCTCAAGCAAGTTTTCTTCTTCTTGAATTCTGTTAAGTATTTCAAATGCGTCAAATATAGCTAGTTTTTTAGTAGCTGCAGCATTTTTTAGTCTATCAGCAGAAACATCATCTTCTGTATTAGTAATAATTTTTTCTTTAGCTACATTAATAAGTTCTTCAACTGCTCTGTGCCCAGCTTGGATTATAAGCTTCTTCGTTTCCTTGATATTCATATTTAATTGTAATAAATTGTGTCATAACTCTATACAAACGTTTACCGTTTAAAATAAACTCATACTTTGAAAATGGTGTAAAGCCAACAAGTTCGTTTTTGCTATACACACCGTCAGTATATTTTATTATACCAACGCAGTCTTGCTCTTTGTTTTCGCTTAGTTTGTTTTTTTCCTTTATAGGTTGTACAAAACAATAACCATCGCAGGCCATCCAATCACCATCTCTTTTGTATAAAAATATTTGATCTTCTTTTACAAGATAAGTGTTTTCATTAAAATAACTTCTACTATTCTTTTCGTTACCTCTTACATCGTGCCAACGCCTAAAAACATTGTGGTGTGTCACAACAGTGTCTCCTGGTTTTATTTTTGTTTTAAAAGCTGTGGGTACAGATTTAACAATAGCCTCTCTATTTACAAACTGGTGATTAAATATTTCTGTATTTATAATAAGATTTTTATCACCAACTTTAGTTACATTATTATATCTGTTTCCTTTTGGCTCTATAACAAAATCAAAAGGTGCTTTCATTAATATTCTAAGTTATACTCTACAGACACAGCCATGTTTTTGTTAAAGTCTTTCCAAGGTAATACATCTTTCTTTTTTCTAATATAAATAGAATACTTATCTTTTTCTTCTATTATATCACAAATAGTGTGACCGCCATAAACTTCTTGACCAACAGCATAATGCATAGCGTTTTCTTTATAGTCTTTGCCTACTGTAATTTTTCTAATTAGCTTGCTCATCTTTTTTATAATTTATAGTACCATCTTGAATATTAATATCTGCTGTACCATAAACTTTCTCAAACTCAGCTTGCATTTCAGCCAACTTTTCTTGAGACATAGAAATATGATGTAATAGACTATGCTTTCTAGTTTCTATAGTACCTATTTCCATTTGAGCTCTATTTATATTATTTACTACTGATTGTACTTGATTTAATTCTTCGTTTGTAATTTTTGTAGCCTTTTCAGCTTTCTTTTTTGTTTTTGCCATTTTATTTAATTTAAGTTATTTATTTATTTATTTATATTGCTGCTGCTCTACTTGTATAATCTGGTCTTGGAGCAACGTAGCATATAACATCTCCAGAGTGTAATTCAACGTAATCATACATACCGTAAATAGTAACGCCAGCAGGAAACTCCGTGCCACTACCATCTAAAACTATAAGATCACTATCGTTATCACCAGCATTTGTATCTGCTCCCCAGTCAGTATCTAATGTTTGTGTGTCTTCGTTAGAAGCAAAATGTGTGTTACCCATACCAAGGTTTACACCACCGTCTAATATACCTAGACCACTACCACCAAATTTTGTTGCGCTAATAATAGTTATAGCGCAAACATAATATTTAGCATCAGATTGTGATAAATCTAATATCGCGCCATCACCACTTAAAAATGTTGAGCCGTGAAAAAACAGCTCATTACCTGAGCCTCCTTGTATACTTGCCATAATTTATTTTTTTACTTTTTCTAGTGATCTACCACCAAAATAGGCACCGATCACGGTTATTAATACTAATTGTAATAGATCAACCCAAGTATCTTTTACTTCAAAAGCAATAACACCAGCATCAATAAATATCATTAACACTGTTGATACTACTAAAAATATAAGAACTAAAGGTCTTATGTTTTTTGATAACCAAGAATCTGAGTTCATATCCATGCCCCATCTGTTAGTTACTTGTTTTTGCATTTCAGCCTCGTAACCCATTATCATGTCTTTAATTTTCTTTTCAGCTTCTAGTTTTTCTTCTTTTGACGTGTGTAAATTATCTATAACTCCACCCACACTTTTTACTAAGTCAGCGGCTCCACCGCCAAATATTTTATCTAACATATTTTTTTATTTTTCTGTTATTCCCAGGGCATTCTTTCCCAAGGAAACTCTTTACTACCTTCTGGCAGCCATTGATTTTCATATAATATATGACCTTTATGTCTTGGAAAAGTTTCACCCATATAAGTTATTTCTTCATCAGTATATCCCAACTTACCCGTTTTCATATCGGTCACATGTACCATTTCATGTATAAGCACTTCTTTCTCTTGCTCACTGCCTGGTACTAGTTTATCACTTAAAAATATAGAGCCATCGTTATTAGCTTCACCTAAAATACCTTTGTCTAAGCTTTTACGAAGTACAGGTGTGCCAGGCACTGAAGACTCGTCTTTACCAAAAGCCATACCTCCTTTTATTTGCCCTTTATCCATTAAAGGCCCTGACCTACTACCTAGTTTAAATGCCATATTATTTGTTCTTTTCAGATTTTAACTCTTTACGTGCGTCGTCTATCGAAGTATCTATTTGATCCCACAGCTGATCACCTTGTTTTCCTGGTCTTACTACATTTTCTAATATTTGACCACCTATTTTACCAACAGCTGAAGGTATAAACCCTAAATTGACACGGGTAAAAGCACCCCCAAGTCTTAAAGCATTTGCAAGAGTGTTCTTTTTTCCGCTAGCATCAATAGCTTCACCAGTTCTATCTAATGCATCCCCTTCTGTTACTATTGGTTTATCAAATCCTTTGTGAATTTTTCCAATTAAATCAGCTCCTTTAGTTCTAACATCTTCAATAACCTCTTTAAGGTTACCAGAGTCTCCAGTTGTTGTTTTTTCTTGTTCTTTTGGTCCAAATCCATTTTTGTTTAAAGGCGAACCCATCACAGCCGCCTTGTATTTTGCATAATTAAATCCCATAGTTATCTATTTTTGTCTTTTATCATATCATCTATAGCTTTATTGTAAACTTTATCTGTATATGATTTGTTATTAAAAAAAATACTTCTTTCTGATATAGGCATATCCTCTTCGCCTAAAAGTATTCTGTAAATTCTACTTATTAGTTGTGAGCATTTAAAAGATGTTTTAAAAACACTATATTTAATAGTAGTTCTATTACGTTGTCTCCAAACCTCCATCCAACCTTTTCTTCTAAGTCTTTC